ATATAATCCTAAAGGGCACCGGGCACATCCCCCCCCAAACGGCCCCCAAAGCCCCACAACACACCCGATCTAGCGAACATCGCCCCCGCCATACGACATCAGGTTGGTAGTGGGTCGGAATCGCAGGTCAGTGTGTCCAGAGTTGGTGCGGGTCGGGGTCAATGTCCGATGGGGGTTGATTGCTTATTTGCGAGAGTCTAACACACCGTGAATCGGGAGATCCGGGGGAGATCACCGGATCAGTCCAACCCCTTCGAACATGAGTTCGCTGCCCGCGAACACAAGTTCGATCCCGATCCGATATGCCCAAATTCACAAGAACCGCACTTGTGACTTTGACCACATCGAACCGGGCCGGGGCTGGCCTGATCCGGCGCAATGAGCCTCCCCCGGCAATGAGTCCTCCCGATTCCCGGTGTATTGATGGCGGAGGGTGTAGATAAACCCAACCGACCTAGGAGGTCACTCATGTCTACAGTATCCAAGTCAGCAAAGCGCCCGTATTACGCCACGATCAAGCCGATCACCACTGGCGAGTTTAAGGGCCTGTTCTTTACCGAGAATCGGTCGGGCTCCCGCTGCTTCGTGTTCAAGAAGGGTGCGGAAGGGAAGCGTCACCACCCGGTGTTTGCTATCACCGATTCCAAGCACATCGTCCTCAAGTGGGTTGGTCCGAACGCTGACGAGGCCCGCGCCAAGTACGCATCGTGAGGCAACTGACCCTGTTTGATGCTGAAATCCGTCGGATAATGCGGCAGACCCGACTTGATCTTGACATTGCCATTGCCGCACATGCTAATGATCCTTGGGAATTGTCCCAGAGGAAACCAACGATTGATGAGGAGAAAGCACAGTGAAGACTGAGCGTAACTGGAAGATCACCTACATGAGTGGAATCAGGGTGATAGTAACAACACTGGTAGATGGATCCACGTTTGTCTACCCCGTGTCCAATGTAACCACCATTTCTGAGTGGCTGGACATCGTGAAAGAGATTGAGCGTGACAGGCTCGTTGATCTCATGGGCGCCAAGAGCGTGTATGAGTTCCCCGATCAGAAGACCACAGCCTGATGGCCGACTTCACCATCCGACAAGCCGCACATGGGGGTGACGGTTGGCAGGACGAAACCTGTCCCCATTGCTTGAACCCCCGATGGACCCCTTACGACGGGGTTTACGAAGAGAACTGCCAGTGTTATTGGGACAATCTCCCAGAGTTGTCCTAGGACCAACAGGGTTCTAGGCCCAATAGAGAGAAAGTGAGCATAGACATCAACATCATTGACAGAATGCGACAGGCGGTGGGAGCGGACTCGTCCGACCCACTAATGGGCACGACTTTGGCTCGTCAGAGCCAGATGGATGCCCTGTGTCGGGACCTACACATGGTAAGCGACTTGAACTCCTTGCGAGATAACGTCTCTGACGAGAACTCGTTCAAGGACTTGTTCAAGGGCTGGAACGACCAGTTGAAGCGCCCCACCGAGTTCAATCGGGACCGGGGTAATGGCTTCGTATGGGATAACTCCAAGCCAGCGAACCCTGTGATCATCGACGGAGCAACCGGGATCGCTCAGGAGGACCTGATCACCATGTCCTTCGAGATCGACGGTAACCCCGTTGATTGGTTCCAGCCGGACCATTACCGGTCTAGCCCGATCCAGCACTCACTGGTATTGGGTGACACGGCCCACAACCGAGCCGTAGCCATTCAGGGTAACTGGAAGGGTACGTTCGGGGACCGTCAGACCTCATGGTGGGCCTACACAGCCATCATGGTCCCGAACGGTGATACCGACGAGTGGTTCGATGAGGTGGTGCGCCTGAACTACGGCGTATCCACCTACGACGAGTACTCCGAGGCCACCGAGAAGGCCCGTCAGGACCGGGAGGCCGCATACGAGGCCAAGGTCCACAAGGGCTCCAACCGAGGCCGTCATCTGGCCTCTTCCATCTGACCCACAGGGGTCACGGGGGATCCCAGCCCGCAAGGGTTGGGGTCCCCCCCCCTTTTACTGCCAACGACTGAAGGTCGTCGCTTCCTTACATAACATTGGTAAACATTTTGGTGTGTTTATTACTGATGCCTCTAGGGGCGAGGAGGAGAGAAACGTGACTGACTGCAAGTGGACTGTCAGGTTCCCAGAAGAAGACGAAAATCAGGAAACAACCGACACGATACCTGAGCATGGTGACTGGCGTTGCACACAAGGACACCCGATGTTTGTTTGGCATTTTAACGACTTGTTGGTGACGCACACTCACGCAGACTGCTAGCAGGGGTTAGCGACCTTTAGACAGACGGCGCAAAGCCAAGAAGGGGAGAAAATGAGCGAGCCACAGACAGCGGTTTGTAGGTGCAGTACTTGCTGGAACAAGCATCATCGTCCAGTGAAGTGGACCCGGACCCCAGCAGGTTGGGTTTCGGAGTTTCGGGAGAGGGCTAGTGCGTAAACAACCTAAAATGTCAGTAAGTGGTGCTACAATCATCGTAGAGAAGACAGTCACTTACCAATTACAAGAACACTATAATCCTATTGACTGGATACAACTGGAAAAAGCAATGCACGCTATCATGCATGATTTGAAATTTGAAATTGGTAAATGGTATTCTCATGATGAGATCATGGATCTCGTATTAAAAAGTATTACTTCTCAGATCAATACTGATTACAAGCAGGGTGTGAGTCGATTGGCTGAACGCTACGGCTGGTTACGTAGAAAGTTCAGGAATGTTGTTTAAAGCGGGAGTTGCCAGTCCCCATCAAGCGGTAGGTGGTACCAACCTGCTGACGAGTAAAGGTCTAATAGACCTGATCAACTGGCGTATTCTGTGGTACCGGGGGTCGATACCACAGGTTGCATCCCTTCCCTCCCATTCTCCCCTCCGGGGGGGAAGGGGTGCGCTTTCGTGAATATGAAAGTGATTCCCATCCGTAAAAGAAAGAAACGGCGTCAGAAAACTAAGAGGGCATTAACGCCAGTTATCGATAAGACAACCAAGTATGACACATTGACTCATGAGGAGTTTATGAAACTTCGTTATGGAGATAACAATGATACCTGAACTTTATACTGTGGCATTAACATTACGGGAAGCGAGAAGGAAACTGACTATTACTGTTGGTGTTATTGATCTAGTGGCTAAAGAAATGTGTGAAAATTTGGCAGACGAAGATTATACCGGTGATTTCGATTCTCAATTGTTCTTGGCTGTTGCAGGAGTGAAGACATGACTGATTTCCATATGCCTGATAGTTGGTTTGATCCACCTGATGAGCCGGATCCTTGCGAATATTGCAAAGGTGAGGGCTGTATTAATTGCGATGGTGACATTGCAGAGGATTGGGCAGCCGACATACAAATGCAAGCAATGAAGGAAGGGGAGCGGTAGTGGCTCTTGTAGTCAATCAAAGTAAGGACGATGTGACTGTTATCATCTTGGATGACAATGGTCGTAAAGGTGAGGCTGAAGCGTTAACTCATATCTTTGCCAAGTATGGGCGTCTGATGCCCGAGTTGGATGAGTTGGCTAATGCATTGACAAGTTTGCCTTATGAATCAGAAGAAATTGATACTGATTTACTTAGTGAGGCTATTACTAGAGAAGTACGAAACCAAAGTGTTGCTGATTGGTTGGGAGTGAAACGTGGTTGAACCATTTGAAATAGTATTAGATGCTGGTACATGCCCTCGTTGTGGAGAGCATACAATGATGACACCATTGGAAGTCAACGCATTGAGCCGCACTACCCGTGGACCTAACGATACCGCAGTATGGGTATGTTCTGATTGTGGTATGGATGAGGGACTAGAGGATTCATTTCTTACTGGTGCTACTGAACAAATACATTGGCCGATAGTACGTACCTTTGATTTCTTTATCAAAGAAACTCTAATGACAAATGCACAACTAATGAATGAAGTAGAAAATGAAACGTAAATTTGCAACTGATGCTGAGTGGGCAAAGCATCAGGATAATCACAGACAGTACCAACTAATGCAAAGTGCACGAAAAAATGAGCGTCGTGCCTTGTTGATTAAGACTCTGACAACTCCAAGGCAAAGCAAGTTTAGGGTTGTTAGGGAAAAATGCCGTTCCATTATCAGAAAGAGAGAAAATACATCAAATGAAAACAAGAACCAGCGTTGGAACCGCTTTAGGGGAGTTCGTTGAGAATCCTCTTGGACACATAATCAGGCGAGTTACGAGTGGTGTCAGTACCTTCTGGACTGAGAGTGCCTTGCGTATGGCAACCCATCCTGATCAGTGGATGCTTGTCTATACGTATGCTCCCCGTAACGACCGCATCAATGCGACTAAGGATGCACGATCATTGGCTATCGGTACTCAGCGTCGTATCAATAATCATGCCATCAAGGCTCTGAAAGAACTTCGCACCAGTACCATGCATTTCGTTTCCGAGGTGTATACTGAGGACAACGCAACATTCTGTGTCTACGCAAAGTACACAAAGATTGCCAATGACTGAACACCACCTGACTATCTCAGTTCCTGTCAACTCGTTGACAGTCATGGCCCTATTGGAATTGCAGCACGGATTACATGTGCAGATAAAGCATACTCTTACAGCCTTCGACCGGGGTGAGGTAGATGCAACTACCACTAAGGCAAGGTTGCAAGACATTGCAGATACAAACAAGTCTCTTCTTGAAACGTATATCAATCATCAAGAAGAGTCCCGAATGAAGGAACCATTTTAGTATGAACAATGTAACTTTAGTAGGTAACCTTACGAGAGAGCCGGAGATCAGGTTCTTTCAGGGTGATAAGTCTGTTGTCAATACAGGCTTGGCTATCAATAAGAGTTTCAAGAATGCCAGTGGAGAGTGGCAGGAAGAGACTGACTTTGTTGATCTGTCTATTTGGCAGAATGCTGGTGCTGAGAATGTAGCCAACAGTTTGTCCAAAGGGGATAGGGTTATTGTGTCAGGTGTGTTGAAGCAGAACACTTGGCAGACAGATAGTGGGGAGAATCGATCTAAGATTGAGGTTACTGTCTTGGAGATTGGTCCTACTATGAAGTGGGCTGAAGTTTCGGTAACGAAGAATCAGAAGAAGATGCCTGCTAATAAGAATTATACGACTGAAGAGGAAGTATTCTAACATGTATGTAAGTGCTGAATTTGAAATTGATCCTGATGACATCATCAGAGAAATGGATATGGATTCAATTATTGATAAGCATATTGATACTCAATTAGAAGAGTACATTGAATCCGTTCAAGCAGGAAGTCTATGTGGTTTCGGACAGAAATTACATGACGCTATTCGTGTAACTCTAGTAGACATTATGGGGAAGGCTTGATGCAGGAACAAGAAGCAATGGAATTGGCTGATGATCTCAGGTCATTGGCTGGATTGATCCAACTCAATCACGAAGACATACCAGATAGCATCAACTTGAGTATCTATTCTTTCATATGGGGGTGGACACCAGCAGTACGAGAGTCTGATGGTGGTGTTCCTGAAGTGCTAGCGAACGCGATGCGAGCAGGACTTAGAAGTGATGGTTGTGACATCACGAAGAAGTATGATGACAATCGGTTCCGACTCAAGTTGGGAATGCCTAATGGGCGCATCACTTATGAAATCAGTGCAGAACGACATGAAGTTTGCACCAAGCGTGTCACTGGGAGCCGTATGGTTGAGAAGGATGTGCCACCCGAAGGTGACTGGACTAAGAAAATGGTCGAAGAGGATATAGTGGAATGGGATTGTCATCCACTATTGGCGGTGACGAAGGACGATTAATCGATCCTGATGCATGGCGTGAAGACGCACTCTGTAAGGGACTCAATCTTACAGGATGGAAAGCCCTACCTAAATCATTGTGCTTTGAATGTCCTGTGAGGAAAGAATGTCTTTGGGATGCGGTCTTCAATGACGATCATCAGATATCACATGATTATTTCCTTGGTGGCCCCCGGAAAATAACAAAGTTTGGTTACCAACCATACCTAACAAGAGGTGGTGTTATGGCTCCTGAACGTAAACGTGTGTATCATCTTTGCAAACAAGATCCCTATAAAACATATAAAACACTGATCGATTTGTACTTTGAGAACTATGGTAAATAAAACTCCTACCAATAAGCTACGTAAGATTCGCAATTTATGTAACGAATTCAAACAGACAATTAAATATAAACCACTAGATACCAAGATAGATTCAGCACGTATTCATGCCCTTATTGATGACATACTTAAAGTATTAATGCATGAACAGTTTGATGAATCGAAATTGGTTGGAAGTTCCACTAATAAAACTAGAGAATATTGGGATGAAGTGAACCGATTGGAAAAGAGGCAAAAAGAATTGACCTCTTTAGAAGAGAACCGTCAACTGGGGCTTGAAGCCCTGAAACAAATAAAGGAGCAACGTAATGGTCCTAGGACTAAATAGAAGTCATCATAATGTCAGTCACACTGAAGCACATCCCATGTTGGAAGGAGGATCAAACCCTGATAGCCGGAATGCATTGGATGTCATGTCCGAAGCAGGCGCATTGTTTGATGTCTACTATCCGAGTGCATCTTGGAAAAATGGAATCGCTCCCGTTGTGGCACATGGTAAGCACGAAGGTGAGCCACTATACAAGTGGGTAGTGCGACAAGATACTGATGAACCTTTGGGTTTGCACTCAGGTGCATTCGTTGAGTCTGGTAGTTACAGGCACGTAGGCGAGATGGCCGAGAAGATGTTTCCGAATAGCACACTGAATTGCACAGTATTCGGTAAGGGTGAGCGCATGGCGTTGACTCAACAGATCAGTGACCCAATTGATTTGGGTGGTGGTGATGTGATCCAGCCTTCAATCATGTGGATTAGTTCGTTCAATGCACAGTGGTCTACTGCTGTCTTTGATATGATCGGTCGATTGTTCTGTACGAATCAGTTGATTGGACAGACTCCATTGTTCAGTGTGAAGCACACGAGGAACCATGATGTGACCTTTGAGCAGCGAACACATGTTCTAACAGAGGCTATTGCACGTGCTGAAGTTGTTGGTCGTATGGCTGTGATAATGAAGGATCAGGAGTTCACTGATGATCAGTTCGATCAGTTGACTAAGCAGATTGTTCCCCGACCTCCGTTCATTCTTGATGAGAATGGTGTTCCGACTGATCGGATTCATGGTACGGCTGAGAAGCGTATGATTGCCAACCGTGGTGCGATGAGGACCATGTGGCAAAAAGAATGCACTGAGTTTGGTCAGGTACTTCACTTACCGGTACATACACAAGGTGAAGGGGTATTGAAAGATACAGGCACAACAGACGTATTCAATGGGAACAAATGGCTGGCTTATAACGCCGTGCAGGGTGCCGAGCAACACAATATCAATAGTCGGTTCTCCAAGACGACAGCGGCCCGTGAGAGGGCGCTAACAAGGTCTGTCGATGGACGTACTCCCTATGCTGAGAGGGCTTGGGATCTTCTGAATGCCAATTAGGAAGGAATTGAATAGTCTTATGGATAAACTTGTACCACCGGTAGATCCTGAGAGTCGCCTGATCCTGAATAGGGTAGGTGAATTCTTTACTGGCAATGATGCGCCGTCGTTACCAGATGAAGCAAAGTGGCGTGGTTCTTGGGCAGGTAGTTGCTCAAGACAAATTGAATACAATATGCGAGGGACTGACCAGTCTGATCCTCCTAGTCCTGCTGATTTTTGGAGGATGGGATTGGGATCTATTGTCCATGAGCATCTGAATCCTGCATTGGAGCATTGGCTTGACACTGACAAGAGTGTGGTGCTTCATGAGGAACTGAGTACACAGATTGGACCTAATGGTTGGGGTCACGTAGATATGGTGTTGGAACTTCCTGAACATGACCAGAAGGTTGTCATTGAGTTGAAGACAATCAATGGTACTGGGTTTAAGAAGTCCATCCAAGGCCAAGGTCCACGACACTCAGCACTGTTGCAAGGTTCTCTCTATGCGAATGCTTTAGATGCAGACCTGTTGGTTATCTGTTATCTCGCTGTTGAATTGTTGAGTCCGGGGTGGGCAACCGCCAAAGGATTTGATAACTTGGGCCGGTTCGGTGCCGAATGGCATTACACCCCGGACATATTTGTTCCACTTGCAGAGCAAGAGATTAAAAGAATGGAATGGATCAGTGAACGTGTGGATACAGAACAAAGAGTTCCACGTATGTTCAGTGAAAGTGATCCTGATATTCCCGCTGGTGCAATCATTACCCAACCTGCAACTGGAGCGTGGACTTTAGTTGATAACGATCAATTGCTTGGTAGAGGTACGACTTGGCAATGCAACTACTGTAGTCATCAGACTACCTGTGTAAACGATCAGGAGAACTAGGTGCAAGGAAATGATGAATCAGTTTTGGAGATTGTTTTTGTAGACATAGCCACTGATACTGAAGAGCCTTTATTTCAAATCGATTACCATGAACTTCATGCTATTACTGAAGCATTGAAGTTAACCGACAGATGGATCCAATCCAAGATCACTATGAATGAATCATGGGGTTGGGATTCTGACAACAAGACACCTATCAACAAGGTTAGTCGCCGGTCATTGCAACTTGTCCAGAATAAGGCACATTGGTTGCGTCGGTATATGGCTACCCGCTTTCAGGGCGGGGAGATAGAAGAAATGCCCGACTTTGATTTAGAACTAGAGAAAGGATACTCCAATTCCTAAGAGCGTTGTACCTATTGGCCCAACATGGGGAAGGATCCCTGAGCAGGGGAGAATTCGTCTAGGCGTTAAGACAGAACGTGCAATGAAAGCCATTGATACGTTCAGGTTTACTTCTAAAGACCGTGAAGCCCTTTGTCAGATAGCAGATTGTTATGGAGGTAGAGTTGAAGAGTGGACTCCACAGCGTTCTAAGGAACAGCAATGGGAAGTGATCAGTGGATCATCTGAGATAAGGGTATTTCTGCCTCAGAACAGCATCGATGTTTGGTATGAGGAATGGAGTGGCGGTGGTTTGGTTCGTCGTTGTGATGGGCTGAACGCTCAAGTTGAAATTCAGACTCCCGATGGCACGGACATCGACATGGTTCCTTGCCATTGTTCTCAACAAGTTGAGTTGAACCGACCGATGTCTTGTGATCCTCATACACGATTGAGTGTGATCCTTCCTGATATTCGTTTTGGTGGGACATGGCGATTAGAATCGAAAGGATGGAATGCATCCAAGGAATTGCCAGCGATGAGTGAAGTTATTACACAGATGCAGGCGATGGGAATAGTAGAAGGGGTACTTAGTCTAGAAAAACGGACAAAAAAGTCTGGTGGTCAGACACGTAACTTCGTTGTACCCAAGTTGAGTACGAATACTTCCCCTCTTGAGATCATGCAAGGCAAGGCTATCCCCAAGATAGGGGAAGTCCCTAAGCCTCCTGCCTTGGTAGAAGCAGTTGTAGATGCAGAGATTGTAGAAGAAGGAGCAGAGATTACCTTTGCACCGGGGTCTGACGGATGGGACATACCTCCCCCTAATACCAATGTGAAAAAGAACCCTAACCCTCCACCTAAATGGCTACCGGTATGATGATCTGGCAGGTTTGCTGCCCTGTCTGTAGCGCAGAGTGGATAGAAAAACAGAAGGAGCCACCTGTCGGTGTTTGTGGACGTTGTGGTAATCTGCCCGGATACTGGGCTAGGGAACTTGAGGTAGATGAGTAACATCTATGGTAAAGGGCCAAAGGGAAAGGCAACTAAACTTCATGCTGCGATTGTTAGAAGTCGTAGTAGTTGTGAGTCTTGTGGCTCTACCGATCATTTGCAATGCGCTCACATAATCAGCCGTAAATATTCATGGACTAGAACAGCATTGGATAATGCGTTCTGTTTGTGTGCCCGTTGCCATAGACATTTCACTGACAACCCTGTTGAATTCGGACAGTTCACTATTGAAAGAATCGGGGAACCAAACTATCAATCTTTATTAGATAGAAGAAACAGTATCGATAAATTCGATTGGGATAGGGAGGTAGAGAGACTACTCGTCATTGCCAAAGAACGAGGGATACCATGTTAGAGGATGAGGGAGATGCCTACCAAGAAGAATGGGGTGTCTACCTAGACTTAGATCCTGATAATAGAGTTTGGGAATTGAGGGCACGAGGGAGTGCAGCCATGTTGTTGTTTATTCTAATGGATGTAAGCCCGATGAGTCTGGTTTCTAAACTGGTTGAGGAATCAAAGTTCGACGCTGCAATCAAGGGATTTGAAATTGACAATGAATAATGAACATACAAGAGGACGAATGTACCCGAAAGGTAGGGCTAAAGAGTTTATAAAGTGTTGGAACTGTAATGGATATGTTCACAAGAAACTATTAGATGAGAATCATTACGATGGATTCTGTCCATTATGCGAGGCTAGTGGATTATTAGAATGAAAAAGATAGAAGACATTATCTTCTGGATGGTAGAACAGATGCAACTTGCTATGCCTATAGAAACCAAATATGAATGTGAAGGTGCTTGTGATGGGGTTCTTGAATACCCATGTGTTTATTGTAAAACTATTCCACCAGAACACTTGTCTGCCAAAGAATCCCCTTCTCAGGAACATTAATCCATAGTGCCTGTTGTGGTGCCTCGTAGGCAAAGTTCTCTATCGCAGCGTACTCATCATATCCTTTAAGACTGCCATTGAGTAGGAACCCTGACGAGGGGGCCATGATCAATTGATGGAAGTGACCTAATACCATGTAATCAAAGTCGGTGTTGTTACGTTTGCGTGCTACCAGTCGCATGAGTGGAGGCCAGATACCACCAATACCTCCACCACCACGAGCCTGATCGCCATGAGTGAGTAGGTATGTCGTGTCTTGTACGTCAACCATGAGGTCGGCACCTGTGGCTACCTCAAAGGTAACCTTCTTATTGTCAATGAATCGTTGCTCCAATGTCTTGGATAAAAACCAATCAAAGTTATCCTTGGCGCGAAGTTTGGCACGAGGTTTACGAGTACGCCGACCATGATTCCCAACTACACATGGTATATGGACATAGTTAAAATGCTCTGCCAAGAGATTGATGCCTGCTGTAATCTGTTCAGTCCAGAAAATAACTGACGACAACATGGTATCTTCGTTTGTTTGTGTCAGTTCCTCATGGATATCACCACTGAAGATGTCACCACCTAGAAAGAGGACACATCCTTCATAGTTGATACCAGTTATGTAGTCCTTGGTAAGTAGGATCACCTTCTGGAAGTAGTTCTCTAACCGGGCTACGGCAATCTCTCTGTTGTATTCGTTGCGGTAACCTATCTCTTCTGGCTTAACAATCTCATCGAAATGTGTGTCGGATAGTATCGTGCATACAACACCACTTGATTTCTTAGGTGTCTTGGTCAACCATTTCGGTGGCTTGTACGTATGCCCTGCTAGTTGTGTGAATAGTTTGCCTCTAATTTCTGCCTGATCAAGATCAGTTTCTAACTCTTTGACCTGTGCTTTCAGAATGTCCCGTTCAGTACGAGCCTTACTCAACTGCCGGGACATGGCAGTAATCTCCTGTATGACCTCACCTTCTTCTGCAAACTCTTGAAGGCTAGCGTCGCTCACGAGTCATCACCGTCTGCACACGACCAGCAGTAACGTCTGCATAGCCTAATGATCGCAACCAAGCAGCAGCCATTTCTTTCCCAATCCCGCCACCATGTGCACCATCCCATATCTGATTGAAAATATCGTCAGGTAGATCATCGATCCACGCTTTCCCATTCTTGGGACGGTCAGCAAAGTCTGCTAACGATATATCAGAGGCCATATGGTACTTGTGGGTTCCAAAGGGCGAGCCATACAGTTCCGTCAACTATTCCTGTTGGAACATGAAGCATTGCTCTTTGAAATTGCTTGACTGCTTTGGTTGTTTTCCTACCGAATATTCCATCAGCAGCACCACATGGGAAGTCTAGCGCGTTCAATCGTTGCTGAACGACACGGACCTCTGGTCCTTTACTGCCTCGTTTGATTGGGCACTGTCCAATACTTTGTCCAATCGAAACTATGTACGCTAAGAGTCCCTTCCAATCCATTGGTTTTGCTGGGACATCATCATCAGGGAAAGAAGTAGAAGGGAACCAACCATCTGCATCACGAGGTTGGAAATGCCACCATTCACCGGCCACAGTTGGCCTGAATCCATACCGTTCAGCGATGTTGGTCACTTCAGTTGTTGAAACCTTGCCAGTGATTCTAAGATCAATGGCGTATGCATACCCGTCGGGTTGCTCCTGATGAAACGATCCTTTAAAGAATCCATCAGGCCGTTTCCAATCAGGATTAGCGGCGAGATTGCCCTTACCGGCACGGTACTTATCGTACAATCGTTTCTGTTCAGCATAAGAACGACAACCAGATACTACCACAACCTTACCTTTGATCCTGTCATCCCCAAAGAACAACTTGATTCGATCCATGAACTTGGGATGGATCAGCGACAAGTCAACTCGTTTGTTTGCAATTGGAATCTGTTCTGTGCCCCGAGGCCGGACGACACCAACCTTATCTAGTCGGTATTCAGAAATGTCCCATGCCATTGTCTTGGGTGACACCGCAGCACCACCGTAATAGGCATCTAGCCATGCCCATGTGATAGCCGTCTTGTCAGATACAACAATGCTGTGCTTGACCCATTCGCCACCATCTACACGGGCGTGGACAAAGCCTTCATTTAGATTGGCATCGCATTCAAAGAGGACCGGGCCTCCACCCACTTTGATCTCTCCGACTTGGATCGAATCACCCCATTCAGGTTTCTGTCCCAAATGGTAGATATACATGCCAATAGGCATGTACCCGCCCTCTGTCTTACCGAACCATGTACGGAATGAGAACCCATCAGGATCAGGACGCCTATTGCCATGTCCATTTGACTGGCCCTTCTCATTCTTCCAACGCAGATCGGCAAACCCCAGTGTCTTGCCGGTGCTATCAGATTCCCAACCATCTAAGACACTAACGACATATGACATCTTCACGTGTCGGCTTGGTGGTACCTCTTTGTGGAGAGAGCAGCCGTAATGTTCTCCTTCAGGGAATGCCAATCGCAAAGCACCATCATGCGTATAAGCATGATGCAACTTGCCGCTCCAAGAATCTTCCCAACCTTCATTAAAGGCTTCGTGAACCAGAGTCGCCATATTCTATGACCCCTGAACTGTAATGATTGTTACAGTTAGTATACCCTCCACCCAACCGTGGTCGTGGACCCACTTAATAATCCCACCTGCTTCGTAAGAGATACCCGCAACGTGAACGATTCTGGATTCATCACCCATTTCAAATGTGACAAGAGAACGATCTTCTAGTAGCGCACGTACATATAGATAGTCGTCGTAAGTATCTTGGTAGATGTCACGGTTGTCGTGATGTGTTTGAGTTGTGAGAACGATTGGCAATTGGATAACTTCAGCCACAAATGGCATTGGTACAGCCCGTACTGTCCACCGATACAACGTCGGTGTGCTAGTACCCGGCCCGTTGAGTTTGATTGTCGGTGTAATATACTCACCTGTGACTGAAGACACAGTGCTGACATACTGAAGGTCAGACGCTACCAAACCATAATCAGTTGGATCTTTCTGCGAAGAAACCTGTACCGCCTTGATCCCCGGCGTATAAGAACCAACCACATCCGATTCTGTGTAGTAATCGCCGCCTGTATCATCTTCGATAGTGATTCGTATAGACTGACTGGTAGCCAGTTCACTGTGCCTCATGTCAACTGACACACCGGCCTTCAGTTCTGTGGTACCCCACCTGAACCGGCCCTCATCTATCGACCCAGTTGCTTCATAGTTCGTTGCATGTTCCTTGTAAGCACCAGCCCCGCTGATAGAAAACAGTCGTGTGGTACCACTCAACACCACACCCTGCACCGCTGCCGTCTTGCTGCCAACCATTAGATCACTGGCATAGGCGGGCACCAGAGGGCTTACAAACTCTTTCAGCGACAGCCTGCCCAGCCCTGAGCGTGTCGTCGCATCAAACGGTGAGTCATAGTTCTCCCATCCAAACCAGATGAACTCACCCTGCGCGTCGAACACCTGTACCCCATTGTCAATATCGATACGAGGGCCGTACTGGATAAACCCTGTGGCCTGACCACCGAATGTGTTCCCTGTAGCCAACGCCATCGCTGCTAAACGAATACCCTTTGAAGTCCCAAGACAAAGCAAACCACTATATTCGGATAAAGCATTGATTGTTTCTCCTTGTGGCAACTCTGCTGCAATAACAGGTTGACGCAAAGAACTCGTCGAATCGTTGATACCAATGTGGTACACACGGCCACGGTTGCCACGATTACCGGCAGCATAGATACCAGTAGGTGTACCTATGACAGACGACCATGTATCCACCTGTGAAAATGAAGCAGATGTGATATCATTAGCAGTTGCCTCATCTGCATCTGAAGGAAGAACTGTAAGCCGTGGACCGTCTGAAGCGATTAAGTAACCGTTTGCGACCCAAACCCCGTCCCCCGCTGACATACCGCTCATCGTCCAGACGTTGCCAGTGCCAGATCCGACAGTTGTACCAGCAATCTTTTGCACCTCTCCACTGGTTCCCGCTACATATATGTTCGTGCCATCACTCGCAAGTCCCAGCACGGCCCCGGAGGCAGGGTTAGAAATCGTTGTCCACGACGTACCAGCATTCGTTGAATATTCAACGTCGGAACCATCCGCCATATAGACATAATCAGTAGCGCCGACACTGGCAGTAGCCATATAAAGATTCGTATTGGCTGAAGACTTCGCTAAAGCCGTGGTCTTTAATAGAGTCAGTTCACCTTTAACCCAAGGGTTGATACCGGTGCTAGCATTAAACTTGCGTTGCTCAGACTCAAGCATGTCAGCCTCACGCTGACCTGCCCCTAGTTCCCAATCACTACGAGTACGTTTCCACACCCCAGCCTGATTAAGTGTCTGCTCCCCCGGTGTGCCCTGCGTATCAAAGCCTTGCCGGATTGGATCGACAGTTGCTCGCGCCAAACGAGAAAGATCAATATTATATTTACGATCTCCCAAACGGATAGGAAGGGCATCACGAGTTGTCTGATGAAGAGACATCTCTTAACGTAGTAGTGTCGTTGGATACGCTGCGGAAGCAGCGGCGTCTGTCCGAATCCCATACTGGGACATCAAGCGACGAGCCTCTTCAGAGATGCGACGCTGGTATTGCCCCTGTAATACCAATGAATAGCGCATACGATCTCCGGGGTTCAATGCGCCGTCACCCCGTGAATCACCAGCCGCATGAAGATCAAGCCGAGTAGATTCCTCACCTAACACCAAAGCAGCAGCAGCACCTAGTGGTGGGATGTCCTGCATCTCGCTAGATAGTTTCACATCATCTACAAGATCCGTAGTAATAGCAAGAGTACCAGTTACAAATGGATAAGCGTAAGTAACATAGGCAGTAACGGCTTTCTCAAGACCCTCCTGTCTAACCAACTTGTATGTTCCATCGTACTCTTGCATTGTGACATTGAACTTGAGAAGGCGATCCTCTGAACTACGCGCAGTACGTATGGCAGATAAAATCCGAATAAATCCGTTACTTAAGGTGACGGTTATAGCCTGATCAGACGTACCAAAGGCAGCCTCTACTGTGCCAACTGCGAACAGGTTCTCCGGCAGCGCACGGATAGCGTCCTTGACTGCTTCAAATATCTGATGCCCACTGAACCGTGGCTCAACCTCAATATCAACACCAACAGCAATGGTAGATAGTGCGGTACTGCCGTCTATGCCACGTTGAACAGTTGCATACTCGCCGTTACGCGAGTGGACATACATCGTTTCATAACCAATTGTATTATTACCAACTGAAAGATAGGAACCTGCACGGATACCATCAGTCTGGTATTTCAAATGGAGTGTAGACTCACTAGCAGAACTGATCTCTGTTCCTACAGCGTCCAATTCAGTACGTGTGTTACTAGAGAGCAGACGTTTTGTACGAGTTACGGCATCACCGATAGTTGGCATAGGTTAGATACTAGCCATCGGTGAGGGGCAGGGACACCCCTACCCCCCACCTATGGGTGGCTAGAAACTACGGAGTATCCGTGTAACCAGTGAGGCTGGTGAATCGCGCCATGTGAGCCTCGCCCTTAACCTGAAGGCCTTCCTCACAGACAATCTGCACCTTGTCGCTGTCGCCAGTCTTGGCAAGAGCCTCCACTACGAGAGGCTGCATAACCCGACGGCTAACACCGTCCTTCTGGATGACAAACGCACTCTCGGAGTGCATCCAGCGGTTCCTGACACACTGTGTCTCACCGAATTCGGTGAACACAGACATGACAGGTACCCGGCCACGGCGTGGGTCATCGATAACGTGACGCACCGTGTCGGTGTTAGTGGTGTCGTTGAGAGTAGCAAACGAAGCAGGATTCGCAATCAAAAGATCGGGAATACCGCCTGCGTTGTAGCACTTCTGCATCAACGTTTCCAACGCAGTAGCAGTCAGCGTTGTGCTGCTGCTGTCAGTGTTGGTTGTGATGAAATCCATCAAGCCACCAGTTGAACGGCGCTTGTTGGCTGAATCATCGTTTTTCTTACCATAGAGGTAAGCCTGCTCACGGGTGATGACGTTCTCAACTGAGCGGCCATACAACTGCTTGGCAAACTCGTCGCTCACGCCATACCGGGTGATCTGCTGCTCTGTACGAGTCATATGGACCGGGGTAGGTCCAAAGATCTGCGTATAGTTTGAGCGGATCGTCCGGTCAGCCGACCGAGCGGTACCCGGATCAGAACCCTCAACGAGTGCAGTACCGAGACACATGATCGTGTCTTCGTGTGCTGCTGTCGTTGCGGGCCATGCTGAACCGTTAGTCCAATCGGCCAAAGTGATAACACCAGTGGTGTTGTTGATAGCAGTAATCCGTTTGACCGCACCGTTAATAACGGCACCCTCTTCTCCAACATTGAGAAGATCGTCTACTTGGAACTTGTAGGAATCGGCTGCTGAGACTGTAACAGTCGTAACACCCGCTCCTGCGGCTCCTGTACCTGCGGCCTGTGCACGGGGAAGCAAAAGTTCCTCGTCCATCCATTTGAATTCTGTCTGATCGGTACCAGAACTGGCTAGAAGTTGCCTTCCATCAGTCCCAATACCGTTGATAAACGGCGAATCAACAGGCGAAATCATATAAATGAGTTCGTCCATGTTGATCTTAACGCCGACGGCTAAGTCATAACTGGTGACGTTGCCTGAGTAGCCTACGATAGCCACGATTTCACGCTCCTAAGTAATAGTGGGTTTGTTTTTCTTCTCCCGCAGAATTCCCTCATACTTTTTGCGATTATCGGCAAAGTCTTTGACACCAATGCGGCTTCCGTCACTTCTCAGATACGGAACAAATGAACCATCCGGCCTACGTTCACCAGAGATTCCTTTCTCCCAGACCGGATTGGCCTGAGGAGGAGGAACCTTATTCTTTGTAGATGGCGCAGCCGCAGCCGTTAAGGCTGGCGATTGGAGAATCCGCTTTGCAGTTTCTTCTCCACAATCCTGACAAACCTTGTCGGGATTGTCCGCTATCTGTTGCACACGCTCGTACTGAACGTGGCACTCAGAACATCGGTAAACGTATGTAGGCATTACCTGTCAGAAACAACCCGTTGATCTGGGCTATTCCCACCCGCTGCTTCCAGTACCGTGTGGATGAATCGGGCTGCGGAGTCTTCCTTCGGACGACCCGCATCCAACATCTCCCTAAACTCACGATGACCTGCGTCGTATGGGCTTTCTGTCTGGTTTTCAGGTGGAACATTAGAATCAACAAGTGCCTGACGTTCTTTTGTCGCCTGCTCATCAGAAGAATCTGTCTGAACAGACTCGCTTGGAACACCCCTAAGGATACCCAAATCCTCTGCCTCGGCCCTCAGGAGATCAGTATCTAATTCTCCGTCATAAGCCTTGAACAGAAGTTGTCCGGCCTTGCTATCCGTATCAACCCCGGCCTTTAGAAACGCCATTTCACGTTTCATACTGTCAAGTTCCTGCGCTGCCTTGCGTCCTCGCTCGGCTGCTTCCCGCAGTTCCTTGATACCACCGGAATCTTGTTCGTCTGCCATGATGTCGCTCCTTTGCTGTCGCACATAGTCGGAGGAACTATGCGGTGCGTGACTTATGTGAATCGTACCGGTCGTCACAACCCGATCCGATCTCCACTATGTACTCACTCAGAGCGTGGGTGTCCTGAGCGGTTTTGTATAAGCGTCACACTCGGCCAAAGGCGTCACAAGCGGCTTATGTCACAACTGTAACCTAGTTGTTACACAGAAAGCAAGTCAATTCTTAACTAACCTGCTGGATGGTTGGCAATGAATTCTGCATATGCCTCAGGACTATTCAAAACGATAGTCACACCCGCTGGTTTCTCTTTCTTACCTATTGTCATACTGATCGTACCGACAAGCGTGCCGATAGCAACCAACAGCGCGGTAATACCCGCTATAAGTTTAGTTAAATTGTTCACCAGTTCTCGTCGTACCAATCATCACACCACTTCCTAGTGCGACAAGCCTGCTCGTTCATATCAGTACGCCACCACAGATCACCTAGTTCCCAACCCATTTCCTCTAGGCGCTGCTGAATCTCTTCGATCTCATCAACCCACTCAGGTTCCCTATCAGCATCGAGTAACAGACTAGCAACTGAATCCTGTAGGTCTTCAAGATCCTCAGACAGATCAGATAGATCCGCTTCAGGAATAGCCTGAATCGCTGCTAGCAACTGGGCACTGGTAACAAGATCGCTGGTATCTATAATCTCAATAGCCGCTACCGAACGTTCTAAAGTATCTATACGACTAGCAACCTGAGCAGCATTCCAAGTGACTACAGCACTGACAGCGATGATCGACCCGACAAGGCCCAAAGTGAGTTTAGATACTTGGACCTTCTTTAGTTGATCAACCACATCGTCAGACATTAACGCTTGCGCCCCGGACGCTTATGTGCCCCTAAACCCTGCCCGAGAAAACCGGGATCTTTACCAGTAATCTTCTTCCGACGACGCAACCCAGCCTCGCGTCGTGTTTCACGATCCCTTTCAATATCCATTTTAGTCCACCATTTATTTCGTGCAGCCTGTACGGCCCCCGGATGCAACGGGCCATAAATACTTTCCAATTGCTTCCTGCTGGGGGTTGTCGTGCGGTTGGTTTTCATTACGACGCTGCCGATGCCGATCCGTCACCAAACCTAGAGGCAACAACACCCTTGACAAGACTCAACGCAGCCGTAGCACCAGCCAACGCAGCAGCCTTAGCATTACCGATATCCCCACCAACAACAAAGATACCGAGGAACGCCTGAATAAAAGTAGCGGCTACCCGTTCAAGAACATCCTTAGTAAACACTCTTTACCTTCTTTCCGGTTTTCTTAGCGTGCTTTTTAGCAGCAGCCTTACCCTTCTTGGTATAAGCAAACTTCTTCTTACCGACTTTAGGCATTAGCCGCTCCGTATCCCGTAATATTACTACCCTGTGTTAACGCACCGCCACCGCCAGCAAACTCGCTGGTCCTGCGTGCGCGTCGCCGCTCCATTCTCTTCATCACCTTAGCGTCCATGTTCAAAGCATACGATATCCCTTCGTCCTTTATAGAGATATCATCTTCTCCTAAACGTGAACGAAATAGTTCAGTTTGCTGAGACAACGCAGTAAACGCGCCCTGCAACTGTTGATTTGTATAGTCCAAATCGGCAATCTCTTCAGCCATCGCCTGTGTGATCTTGCCTTCACGCCCAAGAATATTTCTAGCGTACCCAGCAGCAGTAGCAGCCTGTACCTGCTCACCAAGATCAAACAAATCTGCGTTAGGATCTAAGAACGTAGCCAACAAAGCATTCTCACCTACCGTTCCATACCACTTTTCGTACTGTTGCAATACTTCAGGTGGTGCATTGAGAACAGCGCCGATACCCTGATTGATCCGCTTGTCCAACTGCTGCACGGAAACATTACCAGCGATCAGATCCCCGATATAATCCGTTGCCCGCTTATCGTCCCGGCCCATCACAGTATCCAACCCATACTGAGTTAACAATTCTTTGAAACGAGTCTCGTATGTTAGATAATCTTGGATAGCGATTGCGTTGTAACCCTGCTCAAGCCTCTTATGGTAGCCGGGGAACCTTACCTTGAACTCGTCTTGTTCATAGAGTTCAGGCATAATATCCATAGGGTTGTCTGGTGCGAGCATTGTCACACCAGTATCAGGATGAACAAAGGTTCCTGTTAGACGAGGGATGATCCAGTTTTCGATTAGCCGTCCGATGGCGTTACTATCGAAGCCAGCCATTCGTAGTTCTGATTCAAGTAACAGGCGCGCATGGGCTAGGTCAGCGTCGCTGAACTTGGGGACACCTTTCTTATTTAAAGATTCTGGATCCTCGTCATCGTCATCGAAGAATCCACTATCGGGGTTATCGCCCCAAGGGTCTTCCCAAATGAAGTCATCTTCAGGCTCATCAGCAGGATCCTCATCAAGAGGATCTTCGTCTTCAGGATCTTCGTCTTCAGGATCCTCCTCTTCAGGATCCTCCTCTTCGGGATCCTCTTCCTCAGGTTTAAACTCATCAATCAGAGTTATCTGGGAACCACCCTCAGGACCCAACCCCTCCTCGTTCCATTCAAAGACTGTCTCATCATTAATGTTTGCGAGTTCACCCTGCTCACGAAGTTTGTCAGCGACCCCTTCACTGATAATGCCGCTGCCCTTTTCGCCCGTACCCAGAGGGTCCGTAGCAAAAGCAAGAAGACCTTCGATACCCTGCTCTTGCTTTAGTGAATTAAGAAACTGTAGGTAGGAGACAGCCTCCGGTGTGAGATTTACCATGCCACGCCTCCAAAGTTTCGTGTGCCGAAGGTATTGGAGATACCCATTGCAAGATTGCGGACACCATTACGAAAGTCATCTGTCATCTGGTAGCGCCCCTGCTGCTTCGACCATGACTCTGCCTCTTGACGATTGATGAACCGCTTGCTGTCACCCTCTCCAACAACCAAATCATCTAAAGCCATATTGTATAGACGAACATCATTTTCATTCAATTCTAAAGTCTTAGCGATTTCTTGTTTCGCACTAGAAAGAAGATCAGAAATAGTCACCCCTTGGGACGCTAGTTCCTGAACATTTACGAAGTCAAAGGTTGAGGCAGCGAGTGTCTGGATAAAGTCTTGGGCGTTATCCATAGAATCATTACCTGCTTCAATCCCGTACGCATAATCCCAAACTTTTCCATCACCAATTGGGACAAGCATACTCTGTGCATAACTCTTAATATCCTCAAAGGAACGCTTGATACCACCCCGTATTGGCTTGTCGCCGCTACGACCAATCTCAACAAGACGCTCTGTCATCTCATTAAGATCCCAATCATACCGTTCGGCCTGTTCGGCCAGCAGAGCGATCCTTTCGGATGTGAACGACAAACCCTTGTTGAATAGGATTTGTTTAATATCTTTTGTGTTTTGGTGAAGATTTCTTTTGTATGTAGCCGGATCCTCTGCTTCAAGAATAATAGAATCTCTTACACTTTTAGTTTGTGTCTTATACCAATTTGAATTCTTCATTAGATTAAGCAATGTGTCTTCCATTTCAGACCAAACTACCTGTGGCGCTCCCTCTTTACTGAAGTCTGCAAAGTAATCTTGAATAATACCTTTAAGCCCTTCGTTCCCTTCAATTATTTTTGCCCAACCGGGGTACAACGCCTTGATTTTTTTCCACCAATCGCCGGGATCCCACTTGGGCATAAAGTCTTCTGTAACACCGGGATCAGGCATTATTGATTCCTCCGGCTATCTGCCATCCGGTTTTCATAAGCACGCATTTGGGTAGCCCACTTGTTATCCCAATAATTATCCCATCCCCCTTCAGGATCCCATTGGGTATGAACACCCAGTTCTCCACGTTCCTTTCGCCTAGCCTTGTTGTAACGATCCATCAGCCACTCTTCAACAGCAGCCGGTGTGAACATCGTCAAGAACCCCAACCCCGCTTTTTCCCACCCTTCGGGATCTAATGGATGTCTGAAGTCCCCTACGCCTCTCGTATGTGGAACATCTTCCCCCAGAAGACGCGCCAGCCCCCCTCCGGGCCATGTATGCGTTTCTTGTGGCGATCCTTCTCTTTTGGGTGGAGCCGGACGAGTATGCCCACCATGCCAGTCCGGTTGGGGACCGTCAGGATGCGGATCCATCGGCGTATCGTCAGGATACTCACCTTCAGGCTTTGGATCTATTCGTGTGACGACAGGCTCTTCCTCAGGCTCTTCCTCAGGCTCTTCCTCCACTTCCCCATCAGGGACAATAGTTACCGTATCTGAGGGCCGTTCACCCGGCGGATAGATGCATTCGTGGATCCAATCAGCCCAAGCGTCCGGGTTGCTTGCCAATAGATCGTAGAAGAACTGCTGACGCATGTCAGAGGACTCCCCCATCCACATATCCATCACACTTTCAAACCAATTAATAAAGTCAGGACTAGAAGCACCAACGGCAGAATCCAAAAGATTCATATACATTTCGCTGGGATGCGTCGTATCCTCTGGTGTCCAATTTCTGTCATAGAACAGTGCGCCCATTATCGAATCAAACGTGTCACCGACAAGACCAGCCCCAGTATTCATCCGACTACCGCGCGTACCTGAATACTTGCTTGCGTCAACCCCCGGTATCTCATACGGGGTTTGACTATTCCTCAATCCCAAAGGTTCAATGATATTAGGAGAGTCAGGATCCAATGAGATACCATAGTCAGCAGCAATCTCAACAGCCTTATTTAAAGTAGCGTCATCTTTCCAAGCGATCCATACACCCAACCCATCTTCCAACACGTTGGCATTAGACGAACCAAAGATATCGCTTGCCTTTTCCCCAAACTGCTGGAACACAGCGTCATACACCTGACGGGCCTCATCAGCCTGAACCCGACCAATCACAGGTAAAGCCCTATCCCCCATACGGGCAAGAAACCTGCTCACATTTTTACCAAACGGCTTCCACAAACCGTTCAGAATATCAACAGGCGACTCATAAATCTCAGTTGTCATAGCCGCCGCTGCCTTTGCCTAGAGCGGCCACCAAGCGCACTCAGCGCAGCACCCAATGCTTTCTGGCTTGCCCTGTTTGTGATATTAGAGAATTCTTCAGTAGCCCTGAACCGTGCCCCAGCGTCATTCAACGCATCGATCCGTTCCTGATTCTGTTCCTCATATGTTTCCCAACCCTGCCTGTAAGCAAACGAAGTGGGGTCCTGATTCGCAAGGCGGACAGTGTTGTCCAACCACGTGTCGTCAAAGCCCGCATTTTCAAAGACCCGGTTGCCAATAGTGTTTGCGTATTGATTCGCAGTAGCACTCAAGTTATTATTGTTTTGTTGTAGAAGAGTCAAAAAGTACCAACGAGCGACGTTGTGACGTTGCTCATTAGTCATGCCTGAAATCGGTGCAAACACCCCAGCCGGTACGGCATCTCTTATTTCCCCGTCAGGACCAATTTCCCTCACCGTGCCCCCGTGCCACGCCTGTACGTCTACACCAGTAAGGTCCACACCAGCCCCCTGAGCGATACGCAGCAACTCCGTAGGCGTACCATTAATACCAAACTGGATGTTGTCTTCCCAGCCCTCCTCATTGCCGTGGAACGCAGCCAGCCACGCATCAGCAGTACGTAGACTGTCATCACCAACCTGCATCCCCACCAGATCGGTGTTCAGAATAGCAGCAGCGTCCAGATCCCCCTCCATAACCATCTCGCTGACCATGCTGTCAATACGATTTTGCATAGACGGAGTAAGAGACTGGCCCAAATAGTTCAAAGACTGTGTAATGCTGTCTGTGAGATGTGCGGTAACGTCACCGCTGAAAGCAGCCAACCCGTCAGCACTAGCATTAGCCTGCCTAACAGATTCCTTCAAATGGTCGCTATACTTACGGTCAACAAACGATCTTATAGTTGGGTTGGGCATAGGGTTATCAGGATTCATCCTGTTGTACTGTGCAGCAGCAAGTTCTTCGGTCAGGATGTCGTCCATCATCCACATGAAAGCATTTCGATCTATGTAAGTATGCGACCCCCACCTGATTGCTGGAATATTATTACCGTAATATCCCATCATCGACATAACGGACTGCAACGCACGGTACTTTCGTGGATCCGACCGGGACATGTTTAAAGTAAACGCATCCAACATCGGCTTATCCAACGGCACCGACCGTAATGCTTCTTCAATCGTACTCATGTTCCCATAAATACCGCCGTCGTAGGACGGCACAATCGCTATCTGAGTGGCTTGCCCTGTACCATCATCGAATAGATACATGTGAGAATTGCCTGCGAATGTGATAGCCCGCCATTCATCAAAGTCTTCTCGCTGTGTCTCACTCAACTCTCCTGTAACAGCACCAGCCGGTGTAGTATTTGTTTCAGAAAGCCACGCTTCAAGAGCAATCTTCTGCCCCTCGTCTGAAGCAATCTCCACCATGTCAGCACGTTCACCCGCTGTGCCACCCCAACCGACTTGGGTTTCAAATGCCGGTCCCCCTTCGGCAGTTGCCAAACCAAAGGGATCCAACAAAGGCTCACCACTAGATCCAGACAAAGCACCGGATCCCAAACCGGCAATAAAGAAAATCTTTTGATCTAATAACAAATTGATAAATGCTTCAAATGCATCAGCCGGGTTGCGACTAAACTGATAAGCCTTCGTCTGCGCTACAATATCCTTTGCGCCAGCGTCATCGGCACTAACCAGCGAAGTAGCAGGAGTGGGCGGCTCCGTGGTAGGGGGCGGCAGCGTAGTAACAACAGGTTGCTGCTCTTCTGGCCCGCTGGGACCAGTCCCATATTCATCTTGCATTGTTACCCCTGATATTCATGTGTGCCAACATTATACTTTATTACCCAATCTTCAGAGATCAAAGGTATAAACAGGTTGTAATAGAGTTCGTACAACCACGGTCGGTTCTCAACAGCCCTCAACCAATGCTCGTAGTAATGCCTTTTAATAGAGTTACGCATCTTAGTTGCGGTACTGTCAGTAGCCCCACCCAATGCATCCAACTTGCCGTCCATCACCACGATATCCTGCATTAGAAGAAGAATCTCGTCCTTGTGTGGCGCATCAGGTATCAGCGTCGGGTCACCCAAAAGTACTGTCATCTCTTCGATAGTTGCTTCACGACGCTGCTCTGAACCCTGCGAGAACAAACTGGCAGCAAAGATAGGGTGCGTATCCTTATACTGTTCCGCCCAGAAGTCCCATTCCTTTTCTGCACGGAATATAGTCTCGCTCCATGACAGACTTGGATCCACATAGTTCGGCTTCTTGTCCTTCTTAGCCAATCGATACTGTGCTATCAGTTCCTTATGCTGTAGGCTCTTCCTGAAATACTCAATCGCCCCTTCGTTCACATAGATTGCCTCAACAAACTCGTCAGGCTCCCTGCGGTACCGCATCTCCATAGCGACATACCGGTTAGCGGCCCGCACATCCCACTCACGGTCCTCTTCAGTCAACCCACGAGGGATAAAGAATCCGCCAGACACAGGGAACGTGTTAAGAAACTCACGGGCACCCGGAGTATCCATCCATTCAAACGCAGCAACAGTCTGCGGCAAAGCCGCAATAGTGTCCTTGCCAGTCTTACCAACCGAGAACACTGAAATCCTTAGAATCTCTCTCTGCCAAAGCGTATCGATCTCAAACTGGTCAGTAACCCCAGCAGCAGTTTGTTCCTCTATGAACTCTTCATAGTATTCCCTATACATCTGATCGAACGCCGCCTCATGGGACATAGCGCCCTCATCAAGTAGCCTCTGGAACTTTTCATTCCATTCCCAATCCTTCGGATTCTCAAGAGATGTAGGCGCAGTCTGTGTCGGCCCAAAGAACCCAGTCACAGTCCTTACCGCTAACAGCCCTTGTGCAAGATGAGCGAAACTATTGAATACATCTTGATTTATGAGATCATGGTCGGTGGGCGACAGGCTTGCCATCCTCTCAGGATCCGGCAACATGTCGTTCATTCCCAACAAATAGATCGCATCAAACAACGCCTTATCTGTCGCAGTAGACGTTGTGCCAAAGATATTTGAAGCAGCGAAGGAAACTATCAAGTTCCCGGCGTTTACTATGGGTGCAGGCAGAACCGATCCAAACAGGATTTGCCAAAACGCCCGCTGATCGAACATTTCGGTTGTCGGATCCAAACCCTCCGACATGAACGCCCACTGGCTAACAAGACTGGGACCCATCCACTCGTCAGAGACAAGATGCGGTTCAAACATCGCCAACAAATTAGTTGGGACGCTGATCAGTGGACCGACTGTTGCGTTGGCGATATTGTCCATGTCGTAGCCGGGAGACATCCGATCTGTTCTCATACTGTATTCATCGGCCAGCACACCGAAGTTCTCTGCGTTGTAGACCGCACGCACAACCGGGTTCTGCGCCATTAGTTCAAACATGAACTGTGAAATATGTTCAGAACCCGGAATGAGTACACGGCTCTCTTCATTATTGTCTTCGTACATCATTCCTGAACGCTGGGCAGCCAGCAGCCCCCAGTTCAACCTAGACAAAGCAGCAGGGTGGTACTTGAGTGTGCGCGCCCACCGCTGCAAGAACTGCATTTGTGCGAAATGGAACGGCAACGCTGTACCCAACATTTCCTGAAACTGTGTTCTCACAGAGTGGTTATCAACAAAGCGTGCCGTTATGCCTGCTGCACGTTCAATAGCCAACTCTGCATGTTTGGCCTCTATCGTGATCCGGTTAGCGAGTAGTTCCACAATGTTCTTCTTCATGGCAGCGTATTCTTCTGGGTGGTTCTTCTTCATAGCCCAGAAGAACCCCTCAAACCCTTCCCCCAGTACACGATGCTCTAGGCTGCTAGGCCCAAATGCTTCATAGAACGGGCCGACATCCCAGACAGGGTTCATAACTTGGCTACCGTCAGGGTTCAGCAAAGGAACTTCTGTTGTCTTACCACTAGGTGAAGTAACTGTCTCGTATTGGTACACCCATTTCTTGTCAACATAAAACATTTTGTCAATAACTTCGTCTGATGGGATCATCCCATCGAAATACTGTGCCATCAGATGAGACATTCTGCTCACCGGATCATTCTTCACCTGATCCAATCGGCTCAGATTATGAAACGATTCCTCTACAAAGTCATCGAAACTAGACCGTGTAGCCCCAGTGCGCCTCGGTTGGTCTGGGTCTGGGACCTCCGTTGATTCATCAACAAGCCGCCACTGTTCGTTACCACCATCATCGACCCGCCTTATGATCGGGCGTGCCCCAGTCCAAACCTCTTCTGTGACCTCATCGATCAAACTGGCACTAGGTGTCTTAAGGGCACGTTCCAACCCCTTGAACTTCGCTAGATCATGGTGGAAGAGGGTCCTAGTCCCTGCTAAGAGAGCGCGGGCTTCCTTAAAGTTATGGAAGAACAACGGCTCACGGATCATTGAATTGATCATCGGCTGGATAGCACCTTGGAAGAACGACTGCTTGTAACTTTCAAATCGTTTATCGAAACGATTAGAAGCAGTAGAGGGAGCCTTCGCAGATATACGGTGCGGCACCATATCCCCGTCCCATACCGCAAGCATCCTCGCGCTGGATGCTTCCCCACCGATGGGATCGACAGCCTCCAACAGCCACGAGTAATGATTATCAGGCTTGTTGGCCCCTAGACCCGGCGCACCCGGCAGGTCGGTAGCCATACCACCAATAGCCTCACCCGTACCGCTCCTAAGGGTGGTCTGTGCCCGTGCAGCAAACGACTGGGCGTTCTCGTTGCTTGCCAAGAACATCATCTCGCGGAAACCTGTACGAGCAAAGGTTTCAGCAGCGTTCGCCTCATCATATTTACCTAGGTACTGCTGACTGATCAACTCCCATTCGCCGTTGTCCATCTCCTCTTTCGCTGTTTTGGTAACAGGAGTAAACGGAGGCTCGTCGGCACCTACCATCTGCTGTGCCCTTGGGCGGGCGTCCGTCAATGCCCGTGGATATTCGGTTTCCCAAATGTCTCCACTTGGATGAACGATTGGGCGATCACCTGTAGCAGCCAAAGCCTTCATAAATTCTGGGTCCTGAATCAGTCGTGTTTCAACAATCTCTCGCATGAGGACAATAGAGTTAGCAGAAGACTCGGCATTAGTGTCAACAGGCATTCCGTTGCCGTGCTTCTTAGCGTCCCATCCGTTCATCTCAGTCCAGTTCTTGCTGTTGTCGTAACCCGGACCGCCCTTTCGTAGATTGCCTGCCTTATGTGCCTGATATGCGGCTTCTGGACTCCTGAACCGGCGTCCCCTGAACAAGAACCTGTTGGGGACTTCCGTTATGTTAGACAGAATAGCGTTGGAGGGAGGGTTCCCTGCCCAAACCCTAACCGGACCAGTCTCAACAGCAGCAGCAGGAGCAGCAGGAGTAGATTCGTCTATAAATGCCTGCAAGCGTTCCTGAAGATACGCATTAGTCCTAGGTGCCTTCTCAGCCAACTGCGCTCGCCCGGTTCCTAACCCGTCCTCTGGAAGAACAACGACTCTCCCGTCCCTTGGGATCGCAGCAAACGCCTTATCGATATGCACCTTGTTTGCATCAAAGGCAGCGTCAGTCATAAATTCTGATGGGCTTACCTTTGTGGGAATACCAAAGACCTGAACCCCATAACCTGCTCCTGCATGACGGATAACAGCCTGACCCGACCGAGGACCGGTACCTGTCTTCTCTAAATTATCTGAAAAGATGAAAATCTTATCAGGATTAGCCATAACCATTTGTGGGTTGTAGCGTTTTACATATTCGATTCGTCGCTGTCCAGCCTTTGCAACATCTAGGCCAACACCAGTTACACTTCCTACATCGCCCACCACTTCATAAGTGATCTGACGCTGTGCGGCAAACTTCTTCCACGGCCCCGTATCAGTCCATGTCGTACCCGGTGGCGGTGCCCCGTAGCCCTCCAACCTAGACCACTCTTCTGGCGTGATCTCTTTAGGCTGACGCTTACCAGTTACACGCACCTTAATCGATTGAAGTTTTTGACCTACAGTCGTGCCGGGTACATTTCCTCTTTGAAATTCGATGATGTCCCCAACTTCAACATTCTCTAATTCGCCCTTACCGCCCTTAACGGCCCTAGTTGTTGCCGTTCGCTCACCAGCAACAATCGCATCAAACGTACTGTCAGTCGTAACATGCGCTGCACGACCAAGATTCTTAACATACGGCGTTTCCCCATATATGAAACTCATCGCCATAGTCTTTTTGACAACAGGCGTACCAGCAGCAGGAACGTCGCCTGTTCCCCTTAGCGCATCAACAAGGAACTGCTGCACCCGATCCTGAAAGTCTTCCTTACGCCGCAATTTACCCGGCGCAGTCCACAGTCGATTACCCGCAACATTCAATGTCCGAATATTGTTATCTTCCAACCACTTTATAAAGGCTGCCTTTGCCCTATCGCTAGTTCCAGAAACGTGATGCAGAGGCTTCTTAAGTTGTTCTGCTATCTCTATAGTTAAGGCACTTCCCCTATCTGTTATATTTTCACTAAAGAGAACTGTCCCATCAGAATTTTCTACATTCTGCCTAGTTCGGGACCCATACCGCGACCCTGCCTTCTCAAAGTCCTTCGTATCTGCCACCAAACCAAACTGTTCAGCCTGCTCCGGCTTCGGCCCCAATGTCGTATCCCACCGATACGTAGCAGTACCCCCCGTGGGTATACCCAAGTCCTGAGCAGCCAACAACCCGGCCTCATCGGCACCGTTCTGACCCCCAGAGATGATACGAACCAGACCAGACGAATGGGTAGGCATCGGCTCCGGTGCGTCTTGGAAACGAACCTGCTTCTGGGTTTGAGGATCCATCCGACGGAATGTCAAATTGATTCGCGGATCACGACCCTGACCACCAGTTACCGAATGTTCCCAATTGGCGTTCGTGCCTTCCATCATCGCAAAAACATCGCCTTGGGCTAGATCAATAACCGGTCCCGGTTCCCGATTCTGATCCCGATAACCGTAAGGTTGGCCGGTGCCCTCTCCGACCCGTTCGCTTCCTTGGGTACGGCGACGAGGCCGGAATTGGAACTGTCGTGTGGCACCAAAGTTCACAGAGACAACGATTTCTTCAGGATCATTAGTAGTCCCAATCCTGTCGAAATGGGGACCCAATGTAGTTTTGCCATCTGCGTAGCGTTGAGCGATAACAAGATCAAACTCGTAGCCGGTCAATTGCTCCACACGACGCTTGATCTCTGCAACAATCGGCGTCCACGGCTGCGCCTCAAAGTTCTTACCCGTATAATAATACGACGTACCGGGGTCGCCCATGACACGGGTCAACGGCTTCGGCCATCTTGCATCATCAATGTTCAAATGGGAAGCCTGCCAACCAGACGTTCCCTGAACCCGTTCAAAGATAGCGATCTTGTAACGCCTATAAGAACGACCTGATGTCCAATTGTCCTTAACGTCCTCTAGGGGAATCTTCATCAACTCTGAAAACTCTTCCGGCCCGATCTGACTAGCAGGGAATACTTCAGTAACCTTCACCGGATACGGGGCACCACCACCCTTAACGTCCTTCCCCCGCTTTTCGCCCTTAACCCTGCCTTCTGCGATCAGCCTTCGTTCAACCTCACCGGGCTTCTTCCGATAAGCAGCCCGTGGCCTAATCAGAATAAGATCATCTACTTCCACACCAGCAAGCGGACCAGCACCGCCACCCTTACGAAGTTCCCTAACCTCACCAACCTCCGTGGAGGAGTGGTAGGCAAACGGATCAGACTTTCCTTGAGTCGCACGGGTACCGTAAGCAGCAGTCTTGCTTGCTTTAGTCTGTTTCGGCATAGCGACCGCTGACGCTCTACCATCAACAATCATTTCGTACTGATGATCCAACACCGTGACAGTCTTCTTAACAGCCATATGGTCGTACTGAGGTACCTCGCGGTTGCCTTTTCTACTCAAGAAATTCGGGTCAATCGGTGACGGAGGCGCACTCATAATTTCACTATCCAAGATGTCGAACGGAACATCGATAACACCCTTATGGTGTTCCATCTTCGCCCCACCAATATCAACCAAAGCATCAGTGTTCCGTTGAGGGATCCCAGACGGGTCAGCAGATGTGACCGGAGGCCCAACATCAGGGGGCGTTACCGCCCGTGAGGTAAGGCCACGGAACGAAGTCATTTCTCGTTCCTTCCCATCTGGCAACCACATTATGTCGCCAGTATTACGGTGACGCCATTCGTTATTCAGCCTATGGGTTGACGCATCTGCCACTTCCTCAAACCCGATACCCATAGTGTGAGGATTGACAGAAACAAACGGGAAGACGGCTTCGTCAATGCCGCCAATCGCCCCCGGAGTAACAGCCCGACCAGTCGCACCGTCAAACACCCACAGGTTACGTGGCATGTCGGCCTGCGGGAAGTTATTCAACTGGCTACGGACCAGTCTCTCCACAGGAGAAACCTCCCCACCAGACCTTACCTCAAAGTCGATTGGGACGTTCCTTGTCTCAGCAGCAGCCCGTGTCTCTTGGAAGAATGACGGAACGCCCTCTTCACGTAGCCTACGGTTGGCTTCCTTGACTTCTTGCGCTAGACGTTCCGCATTGCGTTCGCGCAAGATGTTCGGGTCCGCTCGTAGATCATCCCAAGTAGTTGTAGGAATAATCGATTCAGGTGTAGTTGGTTTTGGTGGATCCCGATATAGAGGCCATACTGTGTCGATGCTTTGACCAGAGAGATGTCGGTTCAACAGGGCTTGACGCCAATCGAAGAACTCTTTGGCTATCATTGGAAGCGGTTGACCCTGCTCAGGCGCGAATGCTTCAACAGCCCGCTGATACTCCTGAAGAGTTCCTTTTAGTTCTGGATCTCCGAACTCAACCTTCCCAACTTCAGTTACGCCTACGGTACCTTCAGGATCCGTATAATTCCTTCCCCATTTTCCCTTCTTTCCCAAACTACCGCCACCGGTTTGCATCTGATTGCCAAGCCACGGTCGCATCGGCAACCGGTCCCTGCCGGGGAAGTCGTTGATGTCCCCCAATGGTTCCTTGATCAGCCGCCGCTGGGGGATGATGTCATTCTCTGCGTACTCGTGGAAGATGCGTCGGAATCCGTGCTGGCCTATCGGTCCTTCGCCAACTGTCCCGATAAAGTCGCGTGATTCGTCAATCGGCATACTTGGGCCAATGCCCTTTTGGGCCGTATGGGGAGCGTCACCAAAGCGACGCCAAATAGCGTCCTCAAACTCACCCCATGTACGGGTACCGTCACTGTATTCGTTGATCAGGTCAACGACACGCTCCATGCGTGCACCAAAGACATCGTATGAGGGAGCGATATTCTTCGATGGGACGCTTTCGTAGTAATACTGGTAGACGTTTTCGTATAGTGGATCTCCACGCATCGATGGCGAATAAAAGTATTGGATAACAGATTCATCTGGGAGGGTGGCGAATCCGCGCATCGTATTCATAATTTCTGATTCCATGTATTCGCGCCGACTGATAACTCGCCTTTCCCAGATTTCCCCAGCCTCACCCCGGATTCCTTCTGGGGACGCAGTTTCCAATTCCCAAAGATCGCTATCTTCTACATGCTTCCACCGGCTTGGCATACCCTCAGAGTGCATCCACTGGTCACCCTGCACGAACACCCTTGGTGGGGTTACTGTCGGAGCAGAAACACCAGAGGTTGCATGTCGGCTACCGGCAGTCACCCCGAAGGTCCGCCCAAACGCCGCATCAGCCATGTATTCGGGACGGCTGATGACGCGGGATCTCACCGGTACATTCTCCGGGGTCTTCTTAGAAGCCTCCAGAATAGACCTGATCCCCTCAACAGGGGTGTTTCCTTCCAACCAAGCGTGCCACCGTCGGATAGCGAACCCGGCCTTCTCAGCATTAAACGGATTCCTTGACCCCACCAAGACTGGTACACCCACATTCTTGATTGCGGGTTCTGAACTGTTCGCCAAGAAAAATTGGACAGCAGTATGAATCGACTGGGGGCTGTCAGCAACATCCATGCCCATAGCCAACGCTTCCGGTGACCCCGCCAAATAGTCCTTCAACCATTGTGCTGGCATCATCGACCCATGTGGGCTGTTGAGAGGGTTCATGCTGTTGATAACTGAAACTGCGTGAGTTTCTGATTCAAGGTAGAAAGACAAGAACTCTTTCAACGCATCGTACATTGCCTCTCCGGCTGGTGTGCCGGGGTTGGTGAACATGTACGCCAAGTTCATAGCCTCAGAGGCATTCACCTGTGGGTGATACAGGCGTATCTCTGATTCGACAGTTGGCCTCTGTGTCCGCGCGTATATGGGGTCAACTCCGTCGGTGCGGACCATAGCGTGCAACCGGTTGCGACCATCGACGGTCATAAGTTCATCTGTGCCAGCAGCGATTGCCCGTTTAGCGAGAACGGCGCTGTCTGTGTCAAACAGTTTCGGATCCAAATCCCTGATCGCAAGCAAGGCAAGCGTCTGCATCCGAGGTACGTCGTCTAAATCAAAGACCGCTTTAAGGACTTTTCTAAGATCATCGTCTGTTACATGGCTGAGAAGATATTCGGCTGCTAAATCAAAGTCCCAATCTATTAGTTCATTCTGGACTTTCTCTGGGAAATACCCGGCTCTGCTATCCCAAGTACCAGTTAGTTTTGCGTTTGCTTCAGCAGCGTACATGTCGCGCAATGCGCTACGAGTACCGGGATCGATCTGTTCGTAAACGTACCGGACGGAGCGTGCAGCATTCTGTGTAGCAGACAACTCTGGGTTATCTGGGATGCTGATATCCAAACGAGCCACGATCTCATTGAACCGGCCCACAGTTTGAGGCCCAGTATGAGAGGCCAAAACGTTACCCATCGCCCTGTAGGACGGTTCGTTTGTCCAATACCCGGCCACATGCTGGGCCGCTGCCTGAATATTATCGATAATGCCGGATTCTGTTCCTTGGGGGAACCGCCACGCCAAAGCACTTTCGTCATAATTCAATTGCAACATCTCAACAATATTCGGATCGGTGAAGCCCTGTCCGGCAAGCAACTTCTCCGCAGCATACGGGCGTTGTGTTATATCATAATATGTTCTATACGGGGCTAGGATCCCTTCCAAATATGCTGCTGCGGTTATTTCGTGGGCGAGCAATATCCTCGCGGTGCGATAGTTTTGGACTTCGTTTCTGCGTAGGATCCTTTCTGCTGTTTCATTAAACGGTCCTTTAAGCGCGCCTCCAAGAATTCCTCCGGCTGCGGCTCCGACAGGTCCGCCTACGATAGCCCCGGCTGCTGCACCTGTAGCCATTCCCCCCGGAAGAGACAACGTTTTCGCCCCTGCGTGGAGTGTGCCCGACATCTGATGCGAAATAGTTTCAGCCACATCACCGAAATGACGTAGTGCAGAACCAACTGTCCCAGCCCAAACACCTTCATGCCTGTGCACCACAGCCTGCTGTAGTGCTATATCTTTTTGCCTATCAGTCAATCTATGCCAATTAGGATTTTCTGCTATGGCAATATCCAACGCACGCTTATTAGATCCCTTTCCGCGTCCCATGCGTAGCATGTCCAAAGCGTTGTTGTACGCCCACAACGGCAGTCGCGCACCCCACAGATTGCGTGCCTGCCGACCAGTTTGGCTGTAATTGACAGACATCTCATACTTGGATTGCACCTGATTTGCCTGATTAACAACAACCATGTCTGTTGAATCGACAGGAGGCAAACCGATGATTGCGTCCTTGTCTTGAATAATCCGATTGCCATACGAATCGAAAATCTTTGTTCGATTCATTGCGATACCTGAAAGTTTCGCATCAATATAGAAAGTAGGCCCATGATTCAGAACAGCGATCAAAGCCTCATCGACTGCGTTCCTTGGGCCAAGCCCGAACTTGAACAAGGCAGCAGGAACCCATGCCTTCTGTATCAACCTGTCTACCTGTGGTAACCCAAGACTGTACCCGAGGTAGCGCATGTACCCCATGTATTGCGTCATCTCACCAATTTTACGCCAATCAGGAATAACATTCGCCTGAGACATGAACCCTTCGTGGGCCTGTGCAGGGCTGATAGCACGAGGCATCAGCCGTCCTCGTGATAGGAACTGGTCTGCGCCTGTGTTCCCGTAGATCATGTCAGCACCACGAACGAACTTGTCCCACGATGCTTTGACGTTGCGGCCACCGTACCTGAGAGCGCCGCCACGACCCATGATCTCTGTCACAACGTCGGTGATAATGTCCCAACGGCGTGCTTCGTTAGCATGGACGAACTCTGAAATATACCAGTCGATTGTCGTTCGGGGCATATTCGACCTGATGCCCGCCTTAATGAATCCTTCAAACTCCTTGATAGGCATAGCGTCGTTGATGCCCATGCCCTTGACATCAATGTATTTATGAATCGGTACATGGGTGAACAGCATCTCGTGCAACTTGAAAGGTGCTACTGCCCCCGTGTAAAGGCCAACAAGCGCCGTGTCTTTAATCTTGCCTAAGGCATCGTAGAACTTGTTCTCAGAAACAGCCGTATGAAGTCTGTTCTTCAGGAACAGCCGAAGGTCTGATGCCCCCACCCCGACCTGCTCTGCTACTTCCTTAAGGGAGAACTCGTCAATCGCCGCCAACAGTTCGTTCGGATTGCTGTAACCAGCCCTTTTCAAATCGACACGCATCGGGCCAACGTCGTAACCGATGTCCAACAACTCTTCCCAAGTCTTCTCTCCGGTTCTCACAACCCGTTCTGGGAACTTGCTCAATAGCAACGCTTCTGTGCTACCCGGCTGGTGCAGATACCCCAAGCGTCGGTTCCGCACATAGTTGATGCCCTGATTCAAGAAGTTCGGATGGTGGCGTCCCATAGGGCCGGGGAGGTCATCCCAATACATGAAGGACGCAGATACATCCGGCCAATTATTTTTCAATACATCCATAATCGAATCAGATAGAACAAGTTCTTCGGGTAGATCGTCCAAAGAGTTGTTGTCCTGAACCCAAGTATAAATCTTCTGTAGTTTATCTACAGCCGCCTGTGTTTCTAAAATCTGTGCCCTTCTCAGAATGTCAATATCTTCTAATGTCACACCCCTATAGGCAGGATACCCGCCTTGCAACAACACATCTGTTACGGCCTTAGGATCATTAAACAACTTTTCAAGTTCATATTGCGACAGATTCATCGCCGCGCTACTCAAACCCTGAAATTCGGGATACAGACTAGGGTTGATAGAATATTCCTGAAGCCTGCCATGCATCACATCGGAAACAATATTGTTCTGAGTGTTTATGAACTGATTAAAGGATTCAGCCCAAACGCCGGGTCGTTCATCCAGACGGGTTCCCTTCCCCAAAAGCGACCGTTTGATCCCAGCCAGACGCAACCTTGACCTAGCAGCCCACCCCAACCTCGGCATGAACAACTTGTCGCCAATGTACCCACCCAGCAGGCGTGCCCCCAATGTTTGCGCTCCTGCGAACTCTTTGTAAAAGTCCCAAACACCGTCGTAGGAATCCAACCCAAGTCGGCCTGTTGAAAGTTCAGCACCTTCGCCTATATCATCAACTCCGCTATACGGACCCCAGCGGGCGTTCTCATGGTGCTGCAATAGAAGCGGATACGAATCCCGATAGGCAGAACTTCTCGCACTCAACAGACCCAATGCGGGATCAGCCTCAAAGAACGGTTCACCATCAGCAGCAGCCTGTATGGACCTTCTCTTCCATGCGTTATATTCACGGAACGCCTCATTGACGTATTCGATCTCTTCGTTGACTCCCTTCAGGTTGCTACGCATACTAAACGAAGTGCGATCAAAGACATTTAATTCAGTTTCTTTTCCAATAGTATCTTCAGCCCAGCGTTTAAAGTTTTCTCTAATCCCCTCATCTGCGTCAAGCAGCAACCCGTTGGTCTTTCTTGAACCTTGACCTGCGATAGCAGTCGATTGGCCGGTTCGCTCAAGTTCTTTAGCATTCCGATAGGCGCGCAAACCAGCAGCAGCCGTATGATGCTGATCTATTGTTTCAACCCAGTTCCTCCCAGCCGTCGCCGTAACCCCCGGACGGGCTGCTGCCATACGGCGACTATGCAACCAGACATCGATTAGGTTAAGTGGCTCAAATGCTAAGGACCCAACCATTTCAGCAGCAAAACCAGAAACATGGTATCCTTTTGTCCAGAAACCACTAGCATCCGATAACGGGGCATCCGGCTGTCCCCGCAAACCACCAAAATATTCAGGAACATCGTATACTAAATTTTCCCAGCCCCTCATTGCGTGTTCGCCAGCGTTGGTAGACCCTTCATCCAACGCCTCAGATGCGGCAAACCATTCTGACGAGACTGGGACTTCAGAAGCCAAGAACTCATACATGGAGGCAGTAGCCTTGGGGCCATCTCCGCCGTTGGTTGCAAAGAAATGTTCGTAAAGACCCTGTTCAGCGTCGCCGTAACGGCGAATAGAAATCATCATGTTGAAATGGTCTTCGTTACCTAACAGGTCAGCGGCCTTTGCCTTTGATTCTGTAGTAAACGAAGCGTTATGGTATTGCGAGTTGTCCCAATACTCCTGAAATTTGAAAGGATTCAACCAATCAAGTTCGCTGCCTTCATTCTTTGCGTTATCGATCAGAGTGCGGAACATGCGTGAGGAAAATCGTTCAGACATCTCCACACCCTGCCACCCCATTTTGATGGTGTCTGAAATGCCTTGTGTCGTCTGAGCCAATGCCCAACCCGGAGCAGTCACAGCCTGCAACGCCAATGACTTCCCACTCATACCAGTTGCCCTTGTTGCGATCTGTCCCCAATCGCCGGGATTCCACCAATCCAGATGGTCATGCGGCAACTGATAGCCGTAAGACCTCAGGTATTCTTGCGTCAAAGGATCAAATACGGCGTATGCCGCCCTTTGGTAATCCTCAGGACGCTCTTTAAACTTCTCTATACCACTAATAGCAGTAGTCTCGGCTAGTCCTTCAAGCCAAGCACCAAGCATTTCACTGTCAGAAAGGTTACTACCAGCAAGATCAACAACAGCCTGCGGATTGGTTAACAAATAATTAGAAGCACCGTTGGCCTTTAGCAGAATCATACGTCGGCTAAATTCCTGCTTCTCAAGCGACCCCATCGCCGTAGAAGTGCGTCCCGCACCTAGAGGTTGCTGTGTTTCACGGCCTGCTTCTGGCCCGCTTGGACCGGTTGTCATACGTACTTACCTGCACGCATACGTAGACGCTGCAAAGCAAGTTCAAAGTCTGGGTCAGAAGGATTCTCTTCCACCAGACCCTCAAAAGCCTTGATAAGAACCTCGTTCTTCCGTTGTTTCGCCAAGGCACTCTGTGCGCCCTTACGTTTTTGTGCCCCATGCATAAGTTCCATCATGGGCATATCATCTTCCGCATTAAGCGGCATGACGTTAGGGGTATAGGCACGAGCAGCGGCCAATGCGTTTACTGGCGGGCCGGGGGTTGCCGCAGCAACCGGGCCAGTTGGTCCCTGAACAACAGGAGTTCGGTTATCAGGAAGTCCAATCGCTGCCTGTGCCGACATCGCCTCCTCTCCCTCACTGTACCCCACCTCACCAGCAGTACCCATAGGTGCTACTTGAGCGGGCTGAGTTGCTTGTCGGGCAGGATTCGCTGGCCGGTTTGCCCTCCGGCTACCGCCCATCAGACCGCACCCGCCGCCAACGCCTGCTGCATCTCAGCCAACGCCTGCTCAGGGGCCATCTGCTGTTCGGGGGCGGCTCCTTCTGGAGCCATAGCCTGCGGAGGACCAGCCAACCCCAACGCCTGTTCAGGAGCCATCATCTGATCCTCTTCGGGGGGCGGTGCGGCTGCTGCCTGTTCAGCACGGATCTCTTCGTCCGCTGCCTGAATCGACTCAAAGATATCCAAGCCCTTCTTGCGGTGCTTTTCGATCTTAGCGACGTACACAATCGGTAAGCCGCCCTGTGCTGTCTGCTGCTGGATGCCAGCCATGACCGCATCCTCAAGCGCCTCTTCGTCAACCCTGCGCCCTTCGGCTTCAGGATCTTCGATAAAGGGATGCCGGGTACGGAAGGTATTCAGACTAATACCCTTCATTTGCAACAACTGACCCAACTGAATCGTTGTCCCTTGAATATCGGCACCGGGGATTGAGTGTGATACTACGTTATCGTATGTTTCAAAGTGTTCACTTGGTTGGAACTTGACCTGTCCGTTGTCGCCAATGGCCCCTGTGAAGGTCACAAACTTGCGCCTGTTCCAGTACCCCTTGTAGGTAGCGAAGATGCATTCGTTCAGATGGGGAAGATGCGCTTCCATGATCTCTTGAAGTTCCTGTACCCTAGGGTCAAGAGAAGCCCCCATAAGAGCGTCAATACCCCTACCAGTACGTAGCGCACCGTATGACTCTCCGCCGATCTGGGGGACCGTCCCTGTCGAAACGCGGGCATTGCGTTCAAGCCTATCGATTGCGATATTGGTCTGCTGGTCTGGTGACCCCCGCAGTTCCCCAATCGTTTCTGCGTCCAACAGGACATTGACCTGCCCCTCTCGCCCATCTTTCCATTCTCCACCGACGATCATCGGCACCTGACCTGATCGGCCAATAATGTAACGGTCGGGGAAGATCGCCTTTTCCTGTGCGATCAATTCCAACGCCATCAACTTTGCCATCAGGTCAACCATGCCAACGACGTTGGACACGGACGATGCGACGCGATCAAGTGTGATCCGTCCCGGTGTCACCACACACGGCATTCCTGCCTTGTTCGTATAACGAGACAGTTCCATTATTGAGGAATGCAGCGGTTCTGATTGCTTAAACTGGGTGTACCGTGGACCCATGATCCCGATTACGATATGTTCAGGATCAATCCATTCGGCAACATCCCATAATTCTTGACGGGCATGGTCATCTGAGGCGATGGGACCACCGTTCTCTTGGCGGGACCGTGGGTAGGTTCTACGCAACCAGTCGCCAGACTTGCCGTAAACGAACCCGCAGTTGTTGGGCATGTCGTAGTTTTCGGCAGCCTGTGGTTCAGGGTAAACCCCCAAGGGATCCCTTACTTCGATCTTAGGCATTTCTAATTCAAAGTCGGGATAAACAACCAATGTCGTAGTTGCGTATCCTGCGAGATGCCGGTAGGCGCGACGGCTCTTAACCTTGTATTTGTTTCTGTACCAACAAGAAGTCAATGCACCCTTACGAATCTCAGCGTACTGGCGGGATCCTCGCCCTCGTTCCTTGCCGGGATCCAAAGCAGGACATCCGATATAGGGGGTAACTGATGCCGCCCGTTGTGCGATAGCGTCAATATTCTCAGAGATCAGAGCCGGAGTAAGTGGTGGCAATACCGGCTCATCGTCCATTGACGGCAAGGGGATTACGTAGTCGCCGTTATAGCGTTCCTTGATCTCCATCATCCGGTCCAACAGCGGCGACTGGGCCTCCTGCCGTTGGCGGATAATCCCTACGATATCATCGAATGTATACATTAGCGAATCCTAAAACTAGATTCCGTCTTGCTCCAAGGCATCGCCTTGTAGTTAAATTGACTGGTATCCACGTTGAACGCTTGCTTTCTTTGACGCCAAAGTATCCAGATAAACCATAGTGCCATTACCTGATCCTGTCTTAGTTTAGTACCCCTTTTTAACGGCCTCCAAGATTTAAGTTGTCTAATTAATTCGTCTGCCTGATGACGGGTTGGGGGATCATCTGCATAGGGAATGTCCATTTCCCCCCGCATAAACGACAACGCCATCGAAGGTACACCAATTGTTTCATCGTATTTGTTAACTCCGGTCAGATGTTCCCGAATACGGAACCCGTACTGATCAGTCATCTCAATCAACCGCTCGTCACGAGCGAGTCCCTTCTGGAATACCATCGCTTCGATAACCACATCTGAAACAGTCGCACCATTTTTCTGACAACGAAGAATGGCATCTTCGACAACTCCAAGGATTTGTTCATTCCGAGTCAACCCGATATCTTCTCGCACAAAGAGAATCTTCAACTTGCCTTCATGGGGAGTTGCAGCGACAACACAGTTGTTGGAACCAAGCGCAGGATCCAGCCCGATATAAACAGTGCATTCCTTTGGTGGATCATGCAGCGTTGACCGCAGAGGATTCAAACACTTCTTAATTGATTCATCGCTGAAGGTTGCTTCAGAAGCCGCCGATGGCTGCTGCATGTAGTTACGGGACCACGCCTCTTCACCGACCTTGCGACGGATGCGGTCCAATGCTTCCATCGGGAACATCTCAGGCCACAATGGTTCCGGTTCACCTAGATCATTTGTAACAATCGCTGGGAAACGGATCACGTTGAGGATATCAGAATCGATTTCTTTCATTAAGCGTTCGTAGAAGTCGTCTTCACCAACACGGGTACCGTTGATACTCGTGCGCCCATTCTCGCCGGGGCGGGTCAACCAGTCCTGACGAAAAATCTCAAACATCTGTTCAGTCAGATTGAGAGAAACCCGTGACTGGATATCATCAATATGTAGGTGGTCAGTTCGGGTACCAGCGATCTTGGATCGCCAACCCAAAGAAACCATCGAATAGTCGCGTTCATCATGTCTACTCTTTTTGAAGACGTTAAAGTAATCGGCTCCCCATGCCTGCGCGGTTTTACGCCCAGACGCATTCTGGGGAACAAATGGGCCATATTTTGCTACATAGTGGGGGAACGGGCCGGTTGGTTCCATTCGTGTACGGATACGTCCAAGAATCTTACGGGCCATGTCCTGCCCCTCAGATCCGACCGTGATACGGAACTCGGGGTTAGTCGCCAATTTGTAACAAAAGTAATCTTCTGCAAGGGTTGTCTTGCCATGCTCCGGTGGCCAAAGAATCAAAGTGATGTTACCGGGCGGGGTGTTCTCGTATGCTTCTATTGCTTTTAGATGAAACCACGGAGACATGTGGTCAAAGTATTCCTTGCGGAAACTTTGGAAAGAACTATCTGCTATAGTTTCTTCACCAGCGGATTCCAACGCCTTCATGCGAACAGCATCAGCCTTAACGCCAAAGTCTGGAATTCGTTGACGCCACTTCTCGTAAGCAGATCGTGTAACACCTGCTATCAAGCAGGCGTCATTAACCAATCCGGTATTGGCAAGGGCTTCTAAGAATAATTCCCGAGTCTTTAATCCACGGTCCTTTGCAGCATTACTCACGAGTGATCAAAGACTGATTTAGCGACTACGAGTTCAATCGTTTCGGCTGCGATAACAACATCGGTACTAGCGATCTTTATCGTATGGGTACCAATCTGGTCTAAATCGACATCGACATAGTAGATGCCGGTACCACTACCTGTTTGGACAGTCGGTGTTATATCAGATCCATTTGGTTTCTTATGAGTGCAGGTTGAAGTTGTGTTAACATTCGTTCCCGCAGACTTGAACGTAGCAGTAACCCGCACACGGTCGCCCTTGTCGTATGTAGCCATTAGACACCTACCAGTAGGTCTAGGGTATGTTGCTGCTCTTCAGCATTTGACGATCCTGTTACATTTGTAACAGAAAGTTCAAGTTCCGGTTGAGGAACCTTACGGATCAACACAGGCTGATTCAACGTCGCAGTACCAGTAACCGCACCCGCAACATATGCAACTTCGATAACGTCAGCAGTTACCGTGGCTGCACTTGTGATAGCAGCCGTTATCGGCCTTTCTCTAACAATCGCAGCCACAGCCGTGGCCGTACCCGTAACATCTCCAGCAACGAACGCCTCTTCAGTGATCGCAGCGGTGACCGTTGCCGTACCAGTGATCGCCGCTGTGATCCCGGCTACTTCGATAATGGCCGTTACGACCGTGGTCGAACCGGTGATCGCCGCCGTGATGAAGGCTTCTTCTATTACATTCGCTGTGACCGTCGCCGTGCTAGTAATCGCACCCGTAATCGCGTGAGTTTTGACGCCCTGATAGGAATAGTTTCCATCCCGATAATCGATGCCGGACTGGCGATAGTCAATAGCCATTAGTCAGCAGCAGCGTAAGCCGTGTCGTAAGCCGCCTGTGCTTCCTCAGGTGTCCCACCGCTGTCTCTCACCGCAATAGCAGCAGCGTCACCCGCTGCCTTCTTCCGAGTGATCTTCGCCGCAGGAGGATCTTCAGGCCACACCACTTCAGACACACGACTGTACGCCGCAGGTAGATCCCTGAGAGCCTGACGGTACGTGCGCCATTCCTCGGCGGTGTGGTCGCCCAAGGTGGCGTCACCGATCTGTGTCCAGTCGGAGCCACGCAACTGGCCGTCACGCTGACCCCGCACATGGTTCATGTCCAGATCGGCAGCCTCAGCCTGTGCGTCCAGTTCTGCTTCTTCTTCTGCTGTCAGGTCCATGTAGACCCCGTTGACAATCTTCTGTCTTGGCATGATTACACTCCTAGGATTCCGTATAAGTCGAACGTACTATGGGCAACAAAGTTCTGTCCCCCGCCAGCGACCAACCTGATCTCGTCAATAGCGTCGGTGTTCTCATGGAACAGCGTCGCCGTCAGACGAACCGCCCACTCGTCATTAGAAGCGGAGGTGTTGGGACACACCGACTGAGAGAACATCTGCTTGTAGTTCACCGTATTGGAATAGTTCGGAATCCAAATGGTTGTTGCCGCAAATGTGCCAGCCTCAAAGTCTGACGTTGTTAAGTACGCCGCCAAATCTCTGCCGTCGTTTCGATCTGATTGCAGGGTGGCAGAAGTTGCGACCAGATAGGTGTTGGAGTAGTCGGCGTCCGTTGTGTTCGCATTGTAAACAACATCATGCCTGTGCGGTTCACTACCACTATTCGACCAGCGGCCAGAAATCACTAGGTACAAATGGTCGTAGGACTGAGAAATCGGTGCCGAACCGTGCGTTCCGAACTGAACCGTCGTAGCGGGCAGCGTTACGGAAGTGTGGTCGATGTGGGTCCAGACAGCCATCGTCTACTCCTGAATCCCATACAGGGTGAACTCGGAACCTCGCAGAAAGTTGTTCCCGTACCTGTTGTTGATGAGGATGGTGTCAACCGCTGCGGTGCTGTCCCACAACCCTGAAGCAAAGTGCAGATAGTCGGCAGTTGATGTTGAGTCGCCACCATCCCAGTTGGAAACCAACACAGTCGTGTTCTTGTTCGTGTTTACATAATCTAGAATGTCCACGATAGTCGGACCAGTCCAAGCCCGATCATGATTACCCGGCGCTTGACCGAGGAAGATGCCGTTTGATTCTCCTGTACCCTTGTGTACGCCTGTCGCTGAATCATGCCCGTATATCACATGGTAGGCGTAGTTGGTTCCCGTGTCTGCTGAACCGTCGCCCAGCCACAATCGCTGATAGGTGTTGTTTGTCGCAGCGAGGGTCAGCGTGTACCGCAGTTGGAGGTGTTCGTAGGTTTGCGGGATGGACGAGAACGTCACCGACGCAGCATCAGCCTCCAAATAGCAAGTACCAAGTGCTTCGATCACAGCCATTACGGACTCACCGTCGCACTGGGAGGCCCCATCCTTGGGAGGATGCCGAACAGGTCGAATCGGGAATACTGGACGAAGTTCGTGCCGTTGACGGGACGTATGTCGATCTTGCCTATCGGTTCCTGTTTCATCCAAGTATTCCCTTGGATATGAATCCAACCGTTGTCGGTGTTGCTACCGCCCGTGTTCCATCCGTCGATAGCGGACTGCACAAGAGTGGACTTGTATTTGCCCGAGTTGATATCGAAGAAATGGACAACAGCAGCAGCAAATACATTCGCAGGCGAGTTGTTCGCAGAACAGGTCAACTCGCCCAATCCGTAAGAAGCGGCTGCGCTGGAGTTAGCCGAGGCGTTGCCTGCGTAACCGTAGAGCCGTTGCATCGAATAGTTGGCGTGGAGCGTGTCGGTGCTGCCGCCACGGGGGCCAACGTAAATCCTGCCCGAGTCGGACGTACTCGCATAATCGGTTCGGTGATAGCAGATCAGAACAAGGTCCATGAACTGGGACCAGTCCAATGAACTCCCGTCTGACGGGTCGGTGAACACCGCTGATGTGGCGCTGGCCCCAAACTCATCCGTCCCCAAGGCGACCCACGACTCAGGATCTGTCAAAACTCCATCTACGATGTATCCGGGGTCAGCCATTACGCCACCACATACCTAAGCACCACGATCCCCGCACCACCTTGACCGCCAGTGACTTCGCCAGTGGTCGATTCGGTGGACGCACCACCGCCACCGCCACCCGTGTTCGGGACACCGCTGGGAGCGGGGGTGAAGTTGTCTGCCCCGGCTGCGCCACCGCCAGAACCAGCAGCACCAGCCGTGTTCGACGAAACATTGTTCGTACCGCCACCGCCACCGCCTGCATAGGTCGGAGCAGTCGCCGTGATGCCGTACCCGGTTGCGCCAGCACCGCCCGCTCCCGCTGCGCCTGTGCCCGAGTTGGAGCCACCAGCGCCGCCCTTACCGCCGCCACCACCGCCGAGGCCGTAAGCAACACCTCCCGCTGATCCCTGATCAGTCGTAGCACCGCCGGGAGTGCCACCACCACCGCCCGAACCGCCTGCTGAGGCGCCCGTGTTTATGGTGCCTCCCCGACCTCCACCCACGGCGGTCGTCTGGCCCAAAGCGTCAGTGTCTCCTCCGTTGGTCCCTGCCGTTCCTCCTTGACCGGCGACAAAGCCGCCCAAGCCAATCGTCCCTGAACCGCCCGTGCCCACGGTGATCGTGTGGACAGCCGTTCCACTATCACCCGACGTAGTACTCGCAGCAAACCCGGTGCCCGTGGTCATGCCGCCCGCACCACCGCCCGAACCGCCACCAACGGAGTAGGACTGCTTACCCCCACCGCCACCGCCACCGCCTGCGATCATCAGCCAGTCCACATCAGCCGCACCGCTGGACACGACAAACTTGCCCGACCCACGGAACGTATGAACACGGTACGTCGTACCAGAATCCTCATACTGCGTGATGATCCCACCAAACGCCGTGAACGGATCAGCGGCACCAGACGAAGCAATCGCTCCCACTAAGGCTTGGGAGAAAACCATTACGAATCCAGATTACCGAGGATGTACCACTCGTTCGTTTCATGCTTGATAAGCACACAAGACGAATACTGTGATTTTATCTTGTTCTTATCGCCATCCGACCGGGTAGTCACACCAGAGCCTTCAACAATGGTGACCGCACCAGCCCCCAACCGAACGATCACGATCTGCGTACCCGTCGGGAAGGCGACCTGACCGCCACCAGTCCCGTACGGTGGGATTGTCACGTTCTCATCGGACCCGCTGTTGATCTCAATAACCTTCCCGGCATCCGTGAGAGCCAAGGTGTAATCAGCAGTCCTGCGAGTCGTAAAATCAACGGCCTGCCCGACAGCGACACCCGCCGTGAACGTGCCAGTAACCGTAGGAGAAGTCGTCCAAGAAGTAGTAGACGCACCCGACCCGACAAGCATCGCGTTAGCAGAAGCGTTGGAGTCGGTCAACCCCAACTTTGTTTCCAACGCGACAATAGCGCCCGCATGGTTAACGTGCATGACATCATGCTCTTGACCACTGGCGTCCATATCAGTAGTGGACGAAATGTCCGTCCGCTGCTGAGAACCGGTGGTGTCAAGCGCACCGGGATATGCAGTAGCCATCAGGCAAGCGTAATCGTCACAGCACCAGCAGCAACGGAAATAGTGTCACCAGCCAACACAGCCTTCGACGTATCAACCGCCGTATGAAAAAGTAGATTCCCCGAAGACGCCGCATCCCACACACCAATATGCGTCACCGTACAAGCAGGCATATTCGTAAACGACTCCGCATCCGTATTCGCCGTATTACCACCCGTAGCATGAGCAGCATCAAACGCACAAGCCTGACGGGCATACGACCCACCAGAAACCTCCGCACCCGAACCAGCATCCACCGGATCCGCAGTATGCAAAGCCAAATACACCGCCGTCGGCGCCCAGTCAGCCGTATCACGCAAGACGTAATCCAGAACCTTCTTCTCCAGATAGTCAGACATCTCAGCCATAAAAAAAAGTCACCCTTCCGTAACAACAACCAGTCCCCAAAACAATACACACATGCTACCCTCCCCGCAACACCCGCGACGCACTAACACGGGCCACATAAACCGATAGTGCCGAACCCTCACCCGGTCACGTTCGCCCGTCAGAAGGGCAACCGCCCCCTGCACAAAGCCAAGAGGCGCAGGGGCAGACCAAACACGGTAGTAGGTCAGGCGGAACCGTGCCACAAACGGACGGAGGGAACCCAAGGGGTGCCTATACCCAAAAACATGGGTGTCCACGCACCCCCAGAACAATCAGACATATATAATCCTAAAGGGCACCGGGCACATCCCCCCCCAAACGGACCCCAAAGCCCCACAACACACACGATCTAGCGAACATCGCCCCCGACATACGACATCAGGTTGGTAGTGGGTCGGAATCG